GTACTTCATCTCTTCGATGATGCGCATGAATTCCAATATGCCGGATTTGTCCTTATTCTTTTCAAGGTCGGTCTGATAGTAATCACCACAAAATAGAATGCGGCAGTTATCGCCCATACGCGTGATAATCGTGTCAAGTTCATGAAAGGTAAGATTTTGCATCTCGTCCACAATGACGATAGCATTACGGAGAGTGATGCCTCGAAGGAACGAAGTGGTCAGAAATTCGACTTGCTTCTGAGCAACAAGCTTATTCCAAGCTTGTCCGTCGCCAAAGAGCTCTTGACAGATGGAGATGTATGGCGCCAGATAAGTCGATTCCTTTTCCTGCTTGTCGCCGGGTAGGAAACCCATGTCGCGCGTGGGCACGGCCGAGCGCACAATGATAAGCTTTTCTGCTTTTGATTCGCCTGTGAGAATCTCTTGCAGAGCTAGATAGATGGCCAGAAAGGTCTTACCCGTTCCAGCTGCGCCGGATAGGCAGAGATTGTTGCCCTTCTTATAAGCTTTGAAAACCTTTTCCTGTGTATCGGTTAAAGATTCTACAAGTTTGAGATTTTCGAGTTTAAGACCAGTGGAGACAGTTTTTGGCTGCCGAGATGCTTTTGATTTAGCCATTATTTTGTGCGTATGGTGTGACCTCTGCCTTGCCCGCGCTTAATCTTATCCTGTACCTCTTTCCATCCGTCCCCGGCGCGCTTGTAGATGGATTTGCCTCTGTCATAGATGAACATCGGCGCGCCGGGAGTCTGCTTTAGTTTCTTCTTCCCGCACATGGGGCAAGGAGTGACAACAGTAAACTGCTCTTTTTCTGCTAGCGTAACAATCTCTTCAAACGCATGTTGACAAGAGGTACAAAGATAATCATATGTCGGCATGTTAAACTTTAGGCTGCTGCAGGCTGTTTCTGTAGATTGTCGATGAATTGTTGAAGGAACTGCTTTTTCCGCTGGATTGATGGAATTCTTTTCTTTTCGTCGCCTTCCTTTTCTAGTCTGGCGATGTAATAGTCGAGTTCGATAGAGTCTTGTTTAAGACGTTCCAGTTGTTGTGTTATCATTTGCTGCGGTTACTGTTGTTAGTACGAGCATGATGTAGAAGCAGTTCTTGCTTTCAAAAATTATTCGGTCGGGTCGACTACGGCTTCTGCTGGAACGCCGATAGGCTTATCCTTGTTAGAGCTTCTCGGCTCAACAATGAGGTTGGGCCAGACTTGCTGAGTCAGCGTTTTACTGACAGTCTTATACTTGGTGTGAAGCTTTTTGTCCTTCATAGCAATGAGAACCTCTGCATCTTTTGGATGAATGCTCTCAAGAATCGCAAGCCACATCTTCTCCCTGCGGTCAGGACGGATATTGACTCCGGGTCCTTTGGCACAGAAGTAAGCCAGCTCTGCAGTCCGACGCATCAGATTGGACGGAGGAAGACCTTCGTGGCTGAGCTTGTTGTTCAGTGGAGGGCTTCCCTTGGGAAGCTCCCAGACGATAAAATCGTCGAATGCTCCGCGGAGCACATCTCGCAGAGCAAGACAATCGTGCTTTTTGAGGACTGCTGCCTTTTCGTCCCGCGTTGGGGCCTTGACGACAGCATCAAGGATTTCGTGAATCATTAGGTTCATAGTGATTTGAATTCCTCAGCACATTCAATAAGCTGAGTGCATCTTTTAGATATTAGATAAGAGAGGATGTTCGAGTTGGTTTTTGCCATCTCAAAAGTATTTATAGCTTCCGTCTTCTTGTTGACTGGAATGTAATCCATGTCAATCATGGCACGGTTACGAATGAAATTCTTGTAGATTTCTGGTGTCATGTGGCGCTCCAAATCAGTCCAGACCGATATCCACTGGTCTAATTTCTTTGCGTGCAGCGTCTTCTGCCGTGCTCCTGTGATGAAAGTATCATCCGGGCTCAGCACGTTCGGAACACCGTCGCCACCATCTCCGCGTAGAATCTTTTCCTGCAGATAACGAATCGGGTTCTTCTCCTTGATTAGTCCTTTAATCATCGGACTGTACTGTCGAACATTCGGGTACTTTTGGAGCTGGATGAAATCACGGTCTGCAGAGATGATCATGATCTCTTCATGCTGACCAAAGTCCTGAGTCTTTTCGCAGAGAGTGGCAATAATGTCATCTGCTTCCATACCCATCACTTGGACTACTTTGAAAGGAAGAAACTCTTCGATCTCTTTCTGGACGCTATTGAGAATTCCAAAGAGCTCGTTCCAGTCTAGGCCAGACTCTTCACGGCCCTTTTCACGATGCGCTTTGTAGTGCGGATAGATTTCTCGACGCCACTGAGCTCCACCGTCGCAGACCAGTACGAGCTGGCCATAGTCTCCGCGGTACTTCATGTTGTACATGCGTAGAGAATTCAGAATCATATGGCGAATCAATTGCTCATTGATATTGAGCTTCATCGCGAAAATATTAGCAATGGCAACGCCACTGTAGTCAATCAAAATACTCATATGTATAAATAGTTTTCTATGGTCTATATCTTATACCGCACTACGTGCAAAGTAAATAACAAATTTTACATTGGGAAACATTCTACGTGCAATCTAGACGACGGATATCTCGGTTCAGGCATTTTGCTTAAACGAGCTATAGAGAAACATGGAAAAGAGAATTTCTTTAGAGAAACACTTAAAGTGTGTAATACGCTTAAGGAATTAAATGAAGAAGAAAGAAAGCTCATAACACCTGAATTATTGAACGCCGGAAATTGTTACAACATTGCGCACGGCGGACAAGGAGGATATTTGGGTGAAGAAGTTAGAACAAGACAATCAACTGCTTGGACTTCAGAGCGCAAAAAAGAGCATTCTGATGCTATGAAGAAAAGATGGAAAGCTGGATCATTTACAAATAGTTTCGAAAATCGAGAAGCTTCTTGGAATAAAATGAATGAATCGGCGCGGCAGCAACAAGCTAAACTGATGAGTAGAACACTAAAAGCATGTTGGGCCGATCCAGAGTATAGAAAGAAAATGTCTAAAAAACCGCGCGGAGCACCAACCCAGCAATTTATTATGGCTACTAAAGATAGAAAGTGGATGCACTTGAATGGCGATAGACAATTAGTTCAGCCACTAGACATCAAGAAAATGCAAGATGCAGGCTGGTTTCTTGGGATGGGCCCTAAAGTTTTAATGCTTTAAGTTGGTTACGTGTTACTCGGCATCTTATTTGGTCGTTATAGTATTCAGGTGAAATAATGCAACGCCGGTCAAACTGTTCTTTTGCCTCAAAATATGAGCATTCGCTCTTCGAACGACACAAGTGAAGGATTTCACGCTTGAAGCTACTTTTGCCCAATTCGTCAATATCCTTCTGAAGTGAATTGCTGGAGCCATAATAGTCTCGCCAGTCAGATTCATTCAAAACACGCTTTTTCTTCTTGTTGACTTTCTTGAAGCCTTTGAAGAAAAGCAACTTCTTCCCGATGTATTTGCGACCAGTGACTAGATTTTCTATGCAATAGACAAATCCATACAGTTTCTTCGGGTCTAACTCTTTCAGATCAAACAAAGCATCATGATAATACCACATGAAGGTATTTATCACTCTTCTTCGTCGCCTTCTTCAGACTCATGTTTGCCACAGAAAGGGCAAAAAACTGGATCGTCTGCAGCTTCAGTGTCTTCTGCATTCTCGCAATCTTCTGGCCAATCTATGGCGCTCTCAATAAGAGAAAATTCGACTATGTACAGTGCGCCACAACACGCACATTCTTTTTCGATCTGCATGTATTATCTATACTCAGAGTAAACACGCGCCACCCGCACAAGCTTGAGCTCCCATCGTGTCTGCTGAAACCACCGTCTCGGTAAGTTCCTGAACCGTCGCCCAATTGATGGCAATATGAGTCCGCTTGATGTCGAGCCACTTCTTCCATAACTGGACGTGTTTCAGACAGTAAGTCATTTTCTTCTCATCGCCGTCGAAGTAACGAGCAGCAAACTGCTTGGCTCTGCGTACCCACTCTTTCTTGGCTGCCTCTTCTGGCTTGGTGAAGTTCTCGCCATGGTACAAAACACCTGAACAGGCGTCCCAGAGGTCATTATCAAAAGCTCGAAGACCGTCAACGATGAGTCCAGAAGCTAGAATGGCTGCATCACCGTAAGTCGTCGAGATTTCCTCAGCATTGAGGATAGTAACCAAGGGAGCTTGCTTGTAGTCGAGGTCTCCAGAACTGCCGAGCAATGAAATGCCGGCAAACCACTGCCGATTCTTGTAGATGTAGTCGCCGACTTCGTTCCACTCATCACATTTGACAGTAATCGTATTAGAGACATTGTGTCGAATGTTCGGCATGACACAGAGCACTTTATTTGTGCCAGACTCAACCCAATTCTGTTGAATTGTTTTGACTTTCTCGAGAAGTTCAACCGAGCCGAGGTTATTCTTCACAATAGCTCCGCGAGGAACATCACAGAGAAAGGAAATCACCTTGGTCGTGCCGCCACCGTCCCAGACAGACAATTCGACAGCTTCTGGGTTGGCTAATTCGTAAGCCTGCACAGGAAACTCATTTCGATTTCCTTGAACTCTGCGCATGTATCGATGTGCATGATGAGGGTGTACCCCACTTGCGGTGCCGAGCACGCACGACGTGGTTCCCGCGGGTTTTACACATGTAGTGCGTGCTGCGGCCCTGATTTTGATGAATTTCGCAATCTTTTCATTCACTTTCCTCACCTCTCGAGCGCCCTTCTTGAGAATCTCACCGTTCAACAGGACCTCAGGGTTATCCATGATGCCAGTAACACTGCAGCCGAGCAAAGCTTCCCTTTCGGTTATCTCCTTAGTCTCCTTTGAGAGGTATTTGAAGTCGGTGTAGCCGGCCTGCATAGTTCCAAGGATAGCAGACGCTCGACAGACCTGAAGGAACTTCTCTTCAGTGTCGCAGTACCGACCATTGATCTCAGTGAGGTTACAAAACTGCCAACCGGACCGGCCATCCTCGGTCTGAGGGTACAATCCAATCTCGACGCAGGGATTAAAGCCGCAGTCTTCATTGTCTGCGAAGACAAAGCCTGGCTCGCCAAATTGCTTAGTCGACTCGAGAATTGTATCAAATTCTTCTTTTGTCAGGTCTTTCTTGACCAACAGCACTGAGTTGTTGGACCTGCCGCGCTGAGGATTTTCCTCAAACCAGTTGCCTGTCTTGGCAGCCATCATTTCCTTGTCCCATTTGCTGAAGAGACAGATTGTAGCAGACCTACGAACACCACCGGAGAGCACAGCATCAGAGATATGCATCAGAATGTCGTAGACATCGATTGCATGCAGAGACTTAGCGCCGGTCTCGAGGCGCCGATCGATGACTGCTCTGGCCTTCTCCATCGACTCTGCCAACCTATCTGGGCCGGGAGCTTTGAACTGACCAGCAATCATCGCGCCCTCTGGCCGGATTTTGCTGAAATCGAACTGCACTGTATGGCCAGCAAATTCAGGTTTTACA